CTCTCGACCGAGCCGGTGTCCTTTGGCTGGGTCGTCCGCCGGGTCTTGGCCGCCGCGATCACCGCGGCCCTTGTCGGGTACGCCGTGCAAGACCATATCCAAAGCACCGGGCTAAAAATGGCCGCCGTGGGCGCAAGCGGGTACGCCGCGCCGGAATGCCTGGACTACCTACTCAAATGGCTAAAGGCCAAGGGCGAGGCCGAGGTCGCCAAGGTATCGAAAGGAGTCAAACGTGCCGCCGGCAAAGCAAAGCCCAAAGCCCGCCGATAACAACCTGCTGCTGGCGGTCGGCCTGCTGGTCACGGCGGCCCTTCTCTCAGCTGCGGCCTCGGCGTTCATCTGCGATTTCGTCCTTCGGTCGTTCCAGGATACGAACGCGATGGTCATGCTGATCACCGATGCCGGGACGAAGTCGGACGACAAGAACCTTGAGAGGAACCTGAGCGCCGCGACGCTGGCCCTGAAGACCTGCCGCGACCTAGGCTGGGCGCTGTCCGTAGGGTGCCTAGGGGTGGGGGTGGCGGTATTCTTGCGTCTGAGACGGGGAAACGCCTCCTGAGGGCACGGAGAGGGGTCTATCGACGTATCCCCGGGCATATGTCGACGGCGGCCTAGGGTTCCAAAATGTGACCGAGCGGGAAGATATGGAAACTTTACCCCCTTGAACGTTCCAAATGTGACCGAGCGGGAAGGCCAGTCAAAAGGCTTGACGAAATAAAACGAGAGGCTCAAGGTGGGGACGTTCCAACCAACACCACATGAAACTCATCCTCGCCCTCCTCGCCGGCCTCGCGCTGGCGGCCTACATCCTCGCCCTCGCTGACGGCCCCAGCCTCATCGAGATTATCGATAACCCGAAGTACTAATTCCCACCCACCCACACCATGAACACCCCCCGCAAGTCCTCCGCCACCGAGACGACCATCATCGTCGCCTCCCGCCCGCTCACCCTCAAGCGGCCCGTACAGCCCGCGTTCGCCCAGCGCCTCGCCGCGATCCACCCGCAGCTGACGGCGCTCAACACCGCCGGCAAGACCCAAGCCGACGCGGCCCTCGCCCTCGGCGTGTCCGTCCCGCTCCTGCGGACGTGGCTCGACGTCCTCGGCATCAAGTGGACGAACGTCCAGCCCCGCGCCCCCTACTCCCGCTCCTGATGCCCGACCCCCTCGCACACTCCCCGGATATGCTCATCGTCAAAGGCAACACCCTCCCGCGGCTCTGGTGGCTCACGCCCTGGTCTACCGCCCGCTCCCTCGCGTCCACCGTCGCCGCCCTCAAGGCCTACGCCGACCGGGCCGACGCGGCGCTCAAGGCCTCTCAGCTCGAAACCATCGCCGCCAAGCAGTCCCGCGAGCATTGGATCGCGAAGGCCGAGCGGGCCCACGCCGTCGCCATGCACAACGAGCGCGTCATCCTCGAAATGGAGAAGCGCGCCCGTGGGTAAGTACATCCCGGTCGAGCCCGAGAAATGGGCCGAGATGGTCAAGGCGCTGGCGCTGGTCAAGGAGATGGATAAGACCATCAACGCCTCGCAAGCGGAATGCCGCCGCCTCAAGGAGAAGTCCGAATGTCAGGCCGAATGCCTGGAGGCGTTCGACAAAGAGAACGCCCGCCTCAAGGCCGAGGTCGAGCGACTCACGGCTGTCAGCACAATCGAACAGCGAACCATCCAAGGACTTCAGAAGACACCAGAATGGTCTGAAATTGCCAGACTCACGGCATATTGTCGGGAGTTGGAAGGCAAGGTTTCTCACCTCGACTTATTCAAGTCCGTAGTTGAGAAGTTCTTTAACTCCGCTGATTTGAAGAATCTTCCAGATGCTCAATCCTGTTATGCTCTGGCAGAGAAACTCAAACAACTGCCAGATTTAATCTTGGACTTCACGGAGGAACAGGTTCGTGATAATCCTGCTTGGGCTTTGGCTGTGTTTCGTCATAAGGTCAAGGAGATGCAGTATAAGCGTATTCACGACCTAAATGAAATCGGTGGAGAGCAAGAAGAGAACGCCCGCCTCAAGGCCGAGGTCGAGCGGCTGACCAAGGCGGGGGATGAACTTGGCGAATGGTTTATGGACATTCATCCATCTAAGAAAAAGTGGAATGCCGCCAAGGAGGGAGGCCAGCCGTGAGCGAGAAAAGCCCCATCGAGCAAGGCGCCGAAGAAATGATTGAAGCCCACAAAAAGGCATTTGAGGCTTTGATGGTATCGCAAGGCTGCAAGACCATCGAAGAACTGCAGATGAAGATGTATGAACAGATTTCCGGTCGAACCTTGGTAAAAATCGAATGCAAAGAAAGGAGCCAGCCGTGAGCGACCTTGGTCAACATGATGGCGATGGCATCCGCTACGCCATGCACCTGTCAGCCCCGAAGGGCGGAAGCGCGCAGATGCTCCGTGATCCCGCCGGGGGCTGGGTGTCGTGGGAGGACTACGCCCGCCTCAAGACCGAGGTCGAGCGACTGGAAAAAGAGGTTTGGCGTATGAAGGTGTTTAAGGGCATCGACGAGGACACCAAGGCCACGCTGAAGGATGCTCTGAACACCGTCCCAGAATGGGCTAAAGTCTTGGAGACGATTGAGAACAACGCACGACTTGAGACGGATAACATTGCACTCAAGGCCGAGGTCGAGCGGCTGACGGCTGAAAATGAAGCCGTGAAACTTGGAAACAAAGAGTGGCGACAGACGGCTATCGAGCGAGGAGAAATGAACGCCGAGGATGCCAATGCAATCGGCCGCCTCAAGGCCGAGGTCGAGCGGCTGACCAAGGCCGGGGATGCGATGTGGAATGCCCTGTTGTGTTCTGGATGCTCTGAATGCTTGGGAATGTATGATTGCCATGATGAAGCCATGAAACTCTGGGAAGCCGCCAAGGAAGGAGGCCAGCCGTGAGCGACGTCGGCCACTTCCGCCACCTCCCCGCCTTCGCTGCCCTCGCGAGCGAGGTCTACCACATTAACGAGCGCATCATAACCGGCGACTACGCCCGCGCCAAGTTCGCCATGCCCCACGTCGAGCGCCTCATCCGCGACTACTCCGTCCTGATGACGACCGACGGCGCCGACGAGATCTCCATCAAGCCCTACGTCGGGGCCGGTGACTGCATCGGCCTGACCTTCTCCTATCGCATCGCGGAGGTCACCATCGAGGGCTCGTTCATCCCCCGCCGCCCGTGAGGCCCGTCCCCCTCGTCGCCCTGCTCCTGCTCGGTTGCGCTGCCAACGCCCAGTCCGACGCCCGCATCCTCCACGCGATCGGTCAGGTCGAGGGCGGCGAGCGCCTCCAGCGTGGCGACGGCGGGGCGGCCCTCGGGCTCTACCAAATGCACCCCGAGGCTTGGGCCGACGGCAACGCGCAGCTTCTCCGCGAAGGCCGACCGACCTTCCCCCGCTGGCAATGGCGTTCCCCGCTCGCCCAGGACATGGTCGCCCTTGCCTATCTGCGTGCCCTCAGAGGCCGCTTGACCGCCCGGGGCATACCTAACCCCTCCCCCGAGTGTCTGGCCCTATGCTGGAACCTCGGCTTCACCGGCGCCGCGAGCATCGGCTTCCGCCTGTCGAACGCTCCGCCCGCCCGGGCCTCGTACGCCGTCCGCGTCGGCAATCTCGTCCGCCGCTAGTTTATTTCTGGCAAGGAGTTTGCACGACTGCAAGGGTCTTGTCCGTGGCCCTCATCGTAGCAATCGACCCAGGCGTGAACGGCGGGCTTGCCCTCTTGGATCAGGATGGGCTCGTCACGGTGCAGAAGATGCCGGGGACTGACTTCGAGGTTGTTTCCTTCCTCGTCGAGGTCTCCAACACCGCGAAGGAAATCGACTGCTACCTTGAGGAGCCGCCCCTCTTCGCGGGCAAGAACATCCCGGGCTCCGCCATCGGCAAGTTGATGTGGAACACGGGCGTCCTCTACGGCGCCGCCGTGACGCTCGGCTGGAAGATGCACCGCGTCCGCCCCGCGATCTGGCAGAAGGCGCACACCGTCGGCACGAAGGGCGACCTGACCACGACCGCTTGGAAGAACAAACTCAAGGCTCGGGCCGCCGAGCTCTTTCCCACCGTCGACGTGACCCTCTGGAACGCCGACGCCCTGCTCATCCTGGACGCCGCCCGACGCGGCGCCATCAACTAACCTTTGGGGGCTGGCACATAGGGCCCCTTTTGGGATTCATCCACCCCAAATAAGTCCGCCGCCAGCCCCCTCCCTTTCTCCCCCTAATGAAACAACGCATTCCCGCTAACGAACAAACGACGAAGCACCTCGTCGTCCCGCCCATCCCCGTCCCGGGCACATCGTACGTCATCCTGCCCGACAACCGCTTGGCCCGCCTCCTCAAGGTCTCCGTCTACAACGGCAAGGAATACTACAACCCTATCATCAACGGCGACCTTCAGCGCATCGCCCGCGAAGACCTGATGACCCTCGTCGACAAGCCGAAGGCCGACTAATTCCCATGAGCACCCCCCACAATCCCAACTCAGACCTGGTCAACTTCCTGAACGACGTCGGCAACGTCCACGCCGACCGCGTCAACCCGGCCTTCAAGTCCCGCTACGCCTCCCTCGCCGAGGTGCTCGAGACCGTCAAGGCCGTCGCCGCGAAGCACCGCCTCGCCATCGTCCAGGCGCTAGACTCCGAGGACGGCAAGGTCATCGTGCACACCTCGATCCGCCACGCCGACGGCACGGTCTTCCCCGCTGGTCGCCTGTCCGTCAAGGCCGAGGGCATGACCCCGCAGCAGATCGGCAGCGCCATCACCTACCTGCGTCGTCAGTCCCTGATGACCGCGGTCGGCATCGCCACCGACCTCGATGACGACGGCGCCGCTTCATCCAAGCCCGCGGCCTTCACGGCCTCCACCCCTGCCCAGGGCATCCGCCCCCTGACCAAGTGAACATCGACCGCCCGTCCTTCTGGTTCGGTGTCATCGCCGGCCTCCTCGTCGCCGCCTTCATCATCGAGGTCTGCAAGTGGCTGGACGCTCACACGATCATCATCCGCTGATGCGCCCGGTCAAGAAGCCCGTCCTCATCCCCTCCGGCATCGTCAAGGCCGCGGCTTCCGCCGGCTACCCGTTCGTCCTCATCATCCTCCTCGACAGCCTCCCCTACGCCGAGGTCTTCGCCAAGTCCCGCAAGGTCTTCGACGCGAACCTGAAGGACTGGCAGCGCGACGTCCTTCCCTCCCTCCGCCGCTCCAACGTCCGCTTCTTCTTCGTGGACGGGCGCACGATGTCCGAGGTCACTTTCTAACATGACGAACACCGACCACATCCGGCACCTCCTGATCCAGATCGGGGACAGCCTGAACTCTCTCCGTAACCGAGCACAGGACGCCGCCGCCGAGAGTTCCTTTGACGAGGTCAACAAGGCCGTCTCGTGGGCCAACCGCGAACTGGAGGCCATCGACCCCGAGGCCCTCGCCGAGGCCTACGACCTCAAGGCGCTCTACGACCGTGTCCACCTCATCGTCGTCCACCTCCGATGCCTCCGCGTCCAGCTGGAGAAGTGCGAGGAGGCCGCCGAGGCCGCCCTTGAGTCCGCCAAGCGCATCACCCACGCCCTGGAGGAGTCCGACTCCCCCGACGCCGACCTCTGAACCTTTCCACTAATACCCATGCAACCCGTCATCCAGTCCCACATCATCCCACACCGCGTGCAGTACGACTGCATCGAGGCCTTGAACTACTCCGGCTCGAAAGAGCTGCTGAAGTCCCCGGCTCATTACCACCTCTACGTCACCGCCGAGCGCGAGCAGACCAAGGCCCTCCGCCTCGGCTCCTACGTCCACGCCCTCGTCCTGGAGCCCGCCAAGGCCCGCACGGCCTTCGCCATCGCCCCCGTCTGCGACCGCCGCACGAAGGACGGCAAGGCCACCTACGAGGCCTTCGCTTCCGCCCTTGAACCGGGCACGACCGTCCTGAGCAACGAGGAGGCCGCCGAGGCGCACAAGATCGCCGCCGCCGCGATGGGTTGCATCGAGCGCCACGGCTTCAAGTTCAAGCATACCGAACTGATGTTCATGGCCTCCTATATGGATTGCCCCATCAAGGCCGCCATCGACGCGGTCGGGGAGTCCGACGGCTACCTCTACGATATGAAGACCTGCGAGGATGCTTCCCCCGCCGGCTTCCTCAAGGCCGTCCGCGCCTACCGCTACAACCTACAGGCTAACTTCTACAAGGCCGCTTACCAAGCCGGCTTCAAGGAGCACGTCCAGGGCTTCCGCTTCATCTGCGTCGAGAAGGAAACCCTCCAGACCGCCGTCTACGAGCTCGGCCCTGACCTCATGGCCTACGGCTACACCGACTTCGTCAAGGCTATCGAGGCCTACAAGACGTGCAGCGCCTCGGGCGAATGGCCCGGTTACGCCCAGGACATCCAGACGCTCGACCTGAACAAGGGCCCGAGCGACGCCGCCGCCCCCATCAACTTCGCCTAATACAAAAACATGACCCAACCCGCAAACGACCGCCCCCCGCTCAAGACCATCGAACAGTCCGGCAACTACCGCCTCAAGCTCATCGCCCC